CCATGAACACCTCATTCGACAACGCCAAACTCAACGCCAAGCCGGACTGCCCGAAGTGTCACGGCACAGGATCATTCATGTACGACCACGACCACAGCACCATCTGCAATCTCTGCTGCACGCACAACATGGGATGGTGGAAGCTGGAGAAGCACTACGGATCCAACAACGGCAAGTGGTGTTGTCTTGCGGGCTGCGGTGCTGTGTCGGTGAAGCGCTCGGAGGTTGATCATGAAGTCTGATGGGTTTCCCTACGTGGACGTGGACGTCACGCGACAATTCGTGCCGCCGGCAATGACCAGTAACGCCACTCTGAAGTTCGATGGTCTGCCCTATCAACTCGAGAACAAGCTTCGCGAACACAACGGTACCGGCCAGACGATAGATATCCTTGGCACCAAGTTCATGATCGTTGCCACCAACGTGGACTACGGACGCCACAACTTCGACAGGCCGTCGGTCGAAGTCCGGCTGGCGGAGGTCTTCGCTTCGCCAGAGCCTGCCTTCATGTGCGAGAGCGAAGACTTCGGTTGTGGCAAGTGCCGATCCCAGTGCGAGCCGTGTCGGAGGGCGCGGTCATGACGGAGGCTCAGTTTTATCCTGGAAGCGCCAGGCCCCTCGCGCTCGACTTGTTTTGTTGCGCAGGCGGCGTCGCCGAAGGCCTGTCTCGCGCTGGCTATCAGGTGGTTGGCGTGGATATCAAAAACCAGCCCCGCTACCCTTTTCCCTTCATCCAGGCAGATGCGACTTCGCTTGAGTTTGCCCGGTTTGATCTGGTCTGGGCGAGTCCTCCCTGTCAGCGCTTTTCAGACCTCGCCAAGCGAAACGGGAATGCCGAGGACTGGCCGGACCTAATCGAGCCCATGCGGGCCAAGCTGATCGCGTCTGGCTGCCTCTATACGATCGAAAACGTCGAGGGCGCTCCGCTCAAGCCGACTGTGGTCTTGTGCGGAACGATGTTCCCCGGCTTGCGCGTCCTGCGGCATCGGATGTTCGAGGCCAATTTCCCGATCGAGCAGCCGCCGCACGGCAAACACCCGAAGGTCCACACCTTTGACAAGCGCAAATCTCATTTCGGCAAGACGGACGAGAACGTTGATTTTGTCCAGGTGACGGGCGGCGGCAACTGCACCTTGGCCGCGGCAAGCAGCGCCATGGGTATCGACTGGATGTCCAAGGCTGAGATCAACGAAGCGATTCCGCCAGCTTATTCCGAATACATTGGGCGCGCTGCCTTGACCGTGTCTCGCATCCAACTTCGCGAGGCAGCAGAATGACGTGCGAACGCCAAGGGAGCGATAAAGGTGAATGGCTTTGCCACCGATGCGAAAGCATGTGGTACGGCGAATTGGCAAAAACCGACTGGTTACCAAGCACCTGCCCGAATTACAAAGGGTGTAGCGATCCTGCCCAACAAACGCCGGAGCCATTGCGCGAAGCGCTTGAGTTCTACGCCGACCCTACGCGGTATTCGGGACCGAACCAACGTTTTGAGGGAGACCCAGACAAGTATCAGCCGGAAGGGCTTTACTACCGCCTTGATGCAACCCGCGACGGCGGGAGCATAGCTCGCAGGGCACTGGCGCTCTCATCGGCTCACTGCGGGAGCGGCAAATGAAGGTTCGGGAAAGGAACGAAACTCACATCACCTTCGATGCGGAGGAAGGCGACCAGCTTGTCGTATCCTATGACAATCGAGGCGAGCCATACCGCGAAGGGATCTCGCTGGCCCTACACGAGCCGGATAAGCCTTGGCGGTCGTGCGTGTTTCTGAGCAAGCACGAGGCGCAGGGCTTGGCGACGATGATCGACAAGCTTTTTCCTCGCAAGTCATCCCCGATTTCCTCCACACCTCGCCAGACCGATCCCGACTGGAAGCAGGATCAGGCTGAGACATCACGGCTGCCTCCGGCAGGTCGCGGATGCATTTGCCAGGAGCAGCACCGACGCGGGTATTGCACGGAGCCGGGTTGCCCATACTCGATTTCCTCCACACACCCGTCGACCTCATGACCCGCCCAGCAACATTCACCCAGGCCCAGGTCCGGAAGGCTATCAAGGGGGCCGAGAGCGCCGGGCTGCGCGTCGGATCCATCACAGTCAAGCCGGACGGTTCTATAGTTATTGAGAATGGGGATGTTGATAGTCGTCCGACAAAGCGGCACAGTAAAGCCTTGGCGGGGTGGGAGGATGTCTGATGGCCCAGATCAAGTTGAAATACATCAACGAGTATCGCGACCGGCACGGAAATCTCCATCGCTACTTCCGGCGCAAGGGCGGCAAAAACCTGCCACTGTCTGGGAAGCCCGGCTCCACTGAGTTCATGGAGCAGTACAATGCATATCTATCCGATCAGCCGGCTCCGATAAAGCAACAGGTCAACGGATCGTTCGCCAAACTGGTGGACGATTTCTATGCCTCGCCCTGGTTCACCAAGAACATCAAGGCGTCGTCCCAGCGCACCTACCGAACGGTTCTCAACAAGTTGTCCTCGGACCACGGACACCGCGGTGTCGACATGATGACGCCGGAAGCCGTCCAGAGAATCATCGAGAAAATAGCCGGAGAGCATCCAGCTATGGCGAACCTGACGAAGGCGGTGCTGCGTCGGCTGATGACGTTCGCCGTCAAGCATCGGGTGGTCGCTTCAAACCCGGCGTCGAGGATGGAATCGTTTGAGATGGGGGAGCATCATTGCTGGACCGAGAAGGAGCTTGCCCAGTTCGAGCAGAAATGGCCGCTGGGGACACGTCAGCGCCTAGCCTACGAAGCCCTGCTCTGCACCGTCCAACGCATCGGTGACGTCGCCGCCATGAGCAGGACCGACATTACAGACGGTACGATCCGCGTCGTCCAGGAGAAGACCGGGACCGAGCTCCATATCCCGATCCTGCCGCAGCTCGAGGCCGCCATGAAGGCGTACCCGGCCAGGGGTCTGGCCATCGTCGGCGCCGAGCGTACCGGATCCCCGATGACGGTCGGATCCCTGTCTCTGGTCATGAGCGAGGCGATCGAGGCGGCCGGCCTACCAGACCGCTGTGTGTCCCATGGGTTGAGGAAAGCTTCGATGCGGCGGATGGCCGAGTTGGGATTTTCAACGCACCAGATCGCGTCCTGGTCGGGCCACAAGACCCTGCGCGAGATCGAGCACTATACCAAGGCCGCCGAGCAGAAGAAGATGGCCTTGGGCGGGGTGGCCGGTAGGTCGAAAAAGAGAACAGAAGTTCCTAACCTTTGAAAGGTTAGGAACTTTCGTCTCTAAAATCACAGCAAAATCAATTACTTAAAATCTCGTTAGTTAATTTAACGTTACCTTATAACGTTGATATCATTGATCTTTTTGTTCCTAACCTGACCCAAAAGACCCAAAACGCCCACTGAAATCACTTGGCTATTTCGAATAGTTCCTAACCTAAAAGAGGTCTGCCTGACGGGTCATTGCTACGATACTATTTTGCTGATAAAAAATTCCAACCGCCTAGCTGGGTTGTGGCAAAAAACTCTCAGCAGTCAGAGGGAGGCTCTTACCTCAGCAGCCACCGATGGGTAATACCTCTTTGTGGATGTCCGATCGTCCGGGTAGCATCTGTGGAGACGGTTTATGAACGGCCTACGTCTTGTCCTGATCTGACCGAGCCCCCTGCGATAGTGTGGGGATTTTCTCTCAAGCCATCAGGAACAACCCGACGTTGCCCATCGAGTAGCCGGAAGTGTCTAACCAGAAATTGGGGCAGCCTTAGTCCCGATCCACGTCCCGCAGAACGCCCCCGCCATCGCCGGGATGATCATCCAGTGATTGTCGACGTAGTTGATCGTGGAGAATGATCCGAGCGCGATGATTGCGGCTGCTAACCCGCCGGCACGCCACCGATGCCCGCCGTTGAGATATAGGGTGTACCGCGCCCAGACGACGTCTAGGGCGAACAGGGTGAAGAAGACGATCGCGGCTTGGAGGATCATGACCTCTCCCTCATGATCTGCTTGATCCGATCCATCGAGACCGGCGCATAGTGATGTCTCTCATTTCTTCCCCCTCTTCGTCGACAGCGTCAGCTCCCGCCGCGAAACGATCATGCCAACAGGAATCGTCATTGTATTGCCGACGACCTCTTCATGGAGATCCTCGTTCGATACGGACGCCGCGACCGACACAGCCTTGTCCGTTTCCTTCACCAGCCAGCCGCGGGTGATCACCTGTTCCGGCGCGGCGATGTCCTTGATCGAGGTCCAGCTCTCGCTGTTGGATGATGCGTCGTCCCACACGATCTCGACGAACGGGTATGGAGGTTTGTAGGTCATGACGGCTCCGGAATGGTGAAGGTTAACGTGTACTCGGTCGGCGGCTGGAAGATCAGGTTGAGGTAGACCGTCTTGGTTACCGGATCGACGAAGTGAGTCTCTACGCCAACGAACTCGTACCCCTCATCGATCAAGCCGTAGATTTCCTCGTCGGTCACAGCGACCTCCAGTTGGCTATTGCATAGATCCCGATGACGACCAGGCAGAAGATGAGGGCGCTCATGCTGCCATCGCTTCCATCTCGATCGTGCCAGTGCCGGCCTGACCACCAGGGATCATGTTCGGATCCGTGGCCGAGTTCAGGATCCGGATGCCGTTCGACCAGAGCCCCTGAAGGTCTGACAAGCTTTCGCCGTCGGGGTGCGCCTTGAACAGATGGATGGCCTTGGTGATCTGGTCAGCCGCAGCAAGCATCCGACCCTTCACCTTGGTGTCCCGCTCGATCATCGCAGCGTTGCGAAGCTGTAGCGTCAGGCTCTTGCCCGTATCGTAATCCATCTTCATGCTCTTAGCTCCCTGTGGTGGCGCCATCTGTCTAGGTTGTTCTGTGATCGTGTGCCCCAATAGAGGTGATTGGGATTGACACACGCCTCGTGACCATTGCCGCAACTGTGACAACCCTCATGCGACAGCGAGGGCTTTTTTCCTTTGACGCACTGAAGGATGAAGACGTGAACATCCATCGGTTCGCTATCGATGTTGATGCGTCCGTAACCGTGTGCCTTCCCGTATGGGAACGTTAGGCATTCGTTGCCGTCATAAGGTATCGCCACTTCATCGACCCAGCGACGAGCCTCGCCCTTGTCGATACCACCGGCAGAGGCGTCACCGTGCCTCCACCATCTCTTGTAGTGTGGATTGCAGTATCCTCGCGCGTAATGCTTGCGCTCGCATCCATCTATGGCGCAGATTTTCATTGATCCGACCCCATAATCATCTCAGGCGTCATGGTGTTGCGGAACACTTCACCGAAGTGCCTCGAATAGGTGATGACCTTCGCTGAGCGACCGGTTGGCCATCCGCCGTTGGACTCGTGCGCATCCGGTGCCGCCAGCGTCTCGTGCTGCTCGACCTTCATCAGGTTCTTGGTCAGTAACGCATCCGAGTGACGATGACCGAGATGGGCATACGAGAACTTCGTTCGCCCGTAGATTTCACGGAACCGGCTGGCGAACACGTCATCGACTTGTCCTGGTCCGCGCTTGTGTCCGTGATGATAGAACAACGATGTCAAGCCGAACTCGTAGGCGTAGTAGGAGCTGGGCGAGCGATCGACCGTGAGCCGCGGCTCGTTGTCAAAGAACGCGGCAAACATTTCTCTGAGCCATGCCTCGCCCGACGGATCGTGATTGGCGTCAGCCATGATCCAGTGGACGCGCTCATACTTGTCGAGCATCATCTTGCCCATCCGGCGCAAGACCCGAATGATGACGCGGATCATCTTCTGGAGTCGGCTGTCGGAGTCGAGGACGTGCGCGTGCGTCGGGGTGACGCTGATCTGTGCGTCGTAATGCAGGAGGTCACCTAGTTGGGCCAGGATGCCCGTCGAGGCGTCCGGAGACAGTCTGATGGCCATTGAGAACCAGTCGAGATACATCTGCTCGGCGATCTTCAGATCATAGTCCGATCCCGTCTCCTCGCCCCACGACAGCTTGCCGAAGTGCGCGTCGGTCATGGTGTACTGGTTTGCAAGATCCTCACGACGATGCATCTCGATTAGAGGAGAAGGTTCCATCCTTGGAATCTCTTCCTTGAGCGCATCGACAACGGCCCGCATCGCCAGATGTCTGGCCTTCGCCTCTGGGGTCTCGATCGTCCACTGCAGCTTGATGTTATTGTCGCCGTCGGCAAGCGTGGACCGTCGGGCAATATCGAAGCCCGGCATCAGCTCGAGCTGGGGCCCGACCTCAGGCACCTGACGGACGGAAGTTCGAACAACGTCGCCGTTCTTGTCGGTGGTCGTGTTGGTGGACGCGATCTGGAATCCAGGAAGGACATAGTCCGTTCCCATCAAACCGGCGAGTGCTGCCTTCTTGAGTTGGTACTGAATGCCGCCACGGGAAAGGCCGAGGTGTGCTGCCGCCATGGTCTGGTCTTCGTCACAGGCATAGTAGGCATCGACGGCCCGTTGAAGTGTCTCGATCGCAATCATCGTGTAATGCTCCTGGTATCGCTCAGCTTCAGACCAGCATTGGCCCGCTCATAGTCCGGTTCGAATTCGGTGATGGTCTTCATCTTCACCGCTATCCACCACTCATGGCAGACCGCACACTCGACGCGGTAGCCACCCTGGTGGAAGCGGAGGACTTCGTGGACGCAACTCAAACCGGCACCTCTTCGATCACCAGCCGACGAGAGCTGTGAACGTAGGTGTCTGGCAGATGCTGGCCCTGGACGAGAATAGTGCGGCTGGCTTCTTTCCATTCGTCTGTCATCTTCTTGGCGACGGGGTCCCAGGCGAGATCCTCAACGATTACGACGATGGGCCAGTGCGAATTCTCTTGGCATTGAACGTGAACTTTGGTGGTCATGATTTGGGTCCTGTGGAGATGTAGAAAATGAAGAAGAGGAACATGAGGAAGATGACGTCGTTGGAATCCATCATGCTGCAGCACCTTTGCCGGCCGTGTAGAGACGGACCGGAACTTGCCAACCGATCACAGACAGCATTACGAACCCTCCGTTGTTCAGGATGTACAAGTCCTGCGCTGTCGGCTTCCATGCGCTGACGCATTCATTGTTGCCGTAAGAATCTTTGCGGTAGATGATCGGTAACGTGCCGCACGAACCATTCTCTTCGGTCCATCCAAGCGGCGCGCCAGGATTGTGGGTCGCGCCTTTAATAGTTGCTACGTCCATCACTTCACCCCATGCTTCTTGAAGCAGGCTTCCGCTTGCTTGATCATGTCTTCGGTTGCACCCTGGGAACGTGCCCAGGCCTTGATGTCGTCGGTGGTCATGCCCTGCTGACGAGCTGTCGCAACCGCTGCACGAATGTCCGCGCAGTAGTCTGAGACTTCGGCGGCGTGAGCGAAGAGCGTAGCCATCATGAGGATGACGAAGGCGAAGAAGGCGCCGACGAGAGCGACGTGGAAGTGCTTGATCATGGCGTCAACACGGCCCCAAGGAAGATGATGATCGGGCCGATGATGATGAAGCCGATGACGAAGCCGGCGATGAGGTACTTCATCATCGGACCTCCACCGGCGCCGTGCCGCCCATTCCGATCGCGTTGGCTGCAGCGCGCGACAGATCGATGCAACGTCCACGATGGAACGGACCGCGGTCGTTGATGCGGACGACGACGCTCTTGCCGTTGTTCAGGTTGGTGACCGTTAGGTGGGCACCGAATGGATGATGCTTGTGGGCGGCGGTCAGCGCCCTCGGGTTCATGATCTCGCCGGAGGCTGTGCGCTTGCCGCCATAGCCATCGCCGGTCCCGTACTGGGATGCCTCACATCGCTCGGTAGCGAAGACCGGCTCGGACGCGGCAGAGCACGACGCCAAGGCAATAAAGCCCAGCGCCGCAATGAGATTGCGGGACATTGGTTCACCTGTTTGTTTATGGAAGGGTTGGAATCTGGACAAAGAAAAACCCGCCAGCGGGTTCATCCGGTGGCGGGGCGTGGTAATCGACTGTGTCGTTAGTAGGGTAGTTGACCCTTCGTGTCAAGTAGGTAGGTAGGTAGGTAGGTATCAAATCGGTCCTATTATCTCATCAGGACCGCAAAGGCATGATCGCATGCCATGAAGGTGATCGGGGCGACCGTGAGGAACACAGTCGTCCAGATCGCCAGGATACTGAGACCTTTTCTCATTTGACCACTCCCGTTAGGAGGAACGACTTGATGGCGGCAGCCGCGGCAGCCAATGCGCCGGCAACCATCACGGCCTTCACTGCTGCCCCAAGCAACCAATGTCCTCGGTCGTATTCCGACAGCATCCGCCTGATCCTACGACGCTCCAACTGATCGAGGTCTTCGTCACTGAACTCTTCAAGGTTCGTCGTCATATGTATTTTCCCATAAAAAAATGGCCGCGCCGGTTAAGGCGCGACCAGTTTGAAGTGACGTTTCTTATGCGGCAGCAGCAACCGGAGCGGCGGTCGGAGCCGAAGCAGCCGCAGCCGCGGCACTGGCCGCAGCAGACTGAGCAGTCTTGACGGCGACGTAGCCCGACACGACCGAAGCCGCGGTGGACTTGCCGGCGTTCGAAGCGGCAGCGAAGGCGTTCAGCGCAGTCACCGCCGTGTTCGCAGCCGTGATGGCGATAGCCACGTCCGGATTGGACGCAACGCCGACGGCCTCGACGATGCCCAGGACCGCCTGGAGATCGGCAACGATCGTGGGAGTCTCAGAGGCGACCCACTTGGCGACGGCATTGATGTCGGCCTCCAGGACGGCGATGCCGGCCTTGAACTTGACGACGATCGCCTGGACATCGGCTTCAGTGGTCGTCCAAACGTTTTCGAGAGTGGTCAGCAAAGTCATGGTTCTTCTTTCTTTCAGAGTGAAGCTAGGAGTTCGGTGATGTTCTTGAGTTGGGCCGGATCTTCGACCAGCGTGTTCGCCACGTTTAGAACACGAGTCGCCGACTGGATGACCGTCTTCAGGTCGATCGTGTGATAATCCAGCTTGCCGGTCTTGGAGGATGCATACAGGTGATAGAGCGTCTCCACGTCGCTCAGAAGCTGGGCCGGATTCTCCGAGTGAACGGCAGCTCCGGCCAGGCTAAAGCCTGCCAGGATGTCGATCATGAAGTTTTCTTCACACCGGCAAGCAGACCGGCCACCAGCGTGCCGACATTGCCGATGACCACGAGGACGGCCTGGGAGGTCGTCGGGTCATCGAAGAAATGGGCCAGCGCCGGCTTACCGAACACGCCAGACAGAACAGCCGCGATCGAGAGAACGGCAGTCACCGTTCCGGGGGTAACGTATTTCATTGTAGATCTCCTGTGGGGTTATCGAAAATTGATTTTGGATTCGGTGTTGAAGACACGATCCCACAGCGAAGTCGTCACGCCGAAGTTGACGTCGCGCCTGTGATGCAACATGTGTCGAAGCTTGAGCGGGTAGAGGAAATGCCCAGGCTCGATCTTTGCGTAGTGGAATGCCGTGTGAGCGATGGAGTAGATGACGTAGCCGACCGAGAACCCGACCGACATGGCGCCGGATGCGAACCCGAACAGCAGCCAGAAGAATCCGTAGATCGACAACACCACCAATGGATGCAGAGCGATGTGGTCGTTCTGCTTGTCGTGATGCAGTGCGTGGGCCTCCCTGAACAAAGGAACGTTGTGCGCGATCACCCGATGCGAGAAGTATTCGTAAAAGGTCCAGAGCAGAATTCCGATCGCGAAGAACGCCGGCCACAGGATGGTGGCGTGCATCAACGAGATGACCAGCAGTGCTAGCGTGATCGGCGGAGTGATGAAGAAGTCGGCGTAATACTCTCGTGGTGTACGCCGGAAGAGATCGAGCCAAGCTTCCATCAGTGCAGCCTCGCCGCTTGCACATGCATCGCGTCGATCGACCCAGACGACCAGTCGCCGCCCCAGATCCAGCCCTCTGCTTTGAACTTGGTCACCAACATGGATGCGTCGGTGAACAGATGCTTCATCGCATGCTGCTCATTCTCTTCAGCGTCCCAGTCAATCGCGGCGCCGAAGCCGTGCATCGATCGGTTCGACATCCCTCGCATTGAGCGCTGGTTGTAGGAGCCAGAGTAGTGGTCGTAATGCAGCGCGGTGATCTCGGCCTGACTCTTGCCGACCGCATCCCAGACCTGTCCCAGGACAGCGGACAGGCTGTCGGCGCACTTCTTGTGGATCCGGATCGCGGCCACGGGCTGCTTGAGCTTGCCGTCGATAAAGAACAGTGGCCAGGGACACGGCACATTGACCAGGTTCGCTTTCTCCCAGGCTGCCCATTGCGCCGGGCTATCCCCAGGGTTGCCATAGAATGCATTGCAGTCCCTCTGGAGTGGCCAGATAGGCATGATGTTTCCTTTTGATGTAAGAGCACTGATAACTTGTAAGAACACTGATAAGTTGTAAGTGCTCTGATATGTTTCGGATAAGTCGACGGGCCGCATCGCCAGGGTCATCCGACCGAAGCCAGCGCCCTACAGGGAGACCTCGTAGGAGGATCTCCCCGGCGAGCGGCACCGTCATTCCTATGAGAAGAGCCCCAGTCTGTCGCGCAACCGGCCGAACAAGGTCGGAGGCTTGACAGGCTTGACAGGATCTGGCGCCGGCTTGATAGGGCCGAACTCGCCAGAGATGGCGCGGCAGTAAAGCTCGCGGCTATGATCTTCCGCGTCGCTTATCGATGCTGTGAACGGGATGGGACCGAGATGCTGAAGCTCCTTGAACACGACCGTCATGTTCACGCAGGAGTAATCCTTGTGCAGGGGGTAGTAGAGATCCTGCACAAGGAGGACTGTTCGCTTCATTAGGCGATCCGCTGCATGAGAAGAACGTTGCCGGCTCCGGGGTTTACCGCCGCGAATGCCGTGGAATTGATCGCCGCTCCCGACGCAACGACGTTCGACATGATCTGCCAGGTGCCGGGCCATACGTTGGCACCGCTGATGCTCAAGGCGTTACTGGCCGGGCCGTGGTATCCGGAAGTTCCTCCGCCAGTGACCAAGAATATCGAGGGAGGAAAGGAGTCGGCGACTGCGATCGCGTAGGAGCCGATTGCTCCTGGCGTGTTGGAAGGAGAACCTGCCGGACCTTGAATACCCTGCGGTCCCGGTACACCTTGCACGCCCTGTGGGCCTTGCGGTCCAGTGGCACCGCCCCCGCCGCCCCCGCCGCCGAGGCTCGCGATGATCTGATATTCCGTGCCGTCATAGACCAGAAGCAGGATCTCGCCGGCCACGAAACCGTTCGTCGAACTCAGAGCGCTAAGGTTTCCGAGCGTGACGTTCTTAGCACCGAGACCATTGACGTTGATCGTGGTAGCGGCGCTGATGTTATTCGCCAGCTTCACCGAGATGAAGAGACCGGCTACTTGCTGACCACTGGTGATCGCTGGCGAGTAGACTGCCGTGATCGCATTGGCGACGCCCGAGGTATCCGCAATGTACGGAATGCTCAACGTAGAGAAGTTGTTCGTCGTCGAGCCGGCGCTGATGCCGACGTAGTTCACCATCTGGAAGTTGGCGCCGTCGTAGACGACCTCGAGCACCTGGCCGGAGACGATGTCGCCAGAGTTCAGCGCAGCTCCGCCAGCTCGCTTCAGACCAACGGTGCCGAGACCATTGACGTTGATGGTTGACCCAGAGCTGCCCGAGTTGGCATTGACCGCCTTGAACTTGACCGCCATGCCGGCCTGATAGGCCACGAGCGGCTGAATGAACGGAGGAACCGTGACGACGTAGGCATTGGCAGCACCCGTGTCGGTGCCCCAAACCCAGTCACCCTTTTGCACATGGCTCGGCACCGACGGCAGCGTCGGGAAGAACGGCGCCGTGGAGACCTGAACGATTCCACCTGACGTGATCTGGGTCTGACCGTTTACGACGGTGATCGTGTAGAGCGGCGTGAACCCAGGGTCCGCCGACGGCGTGATCTGCGTTCCGGACGACGCGGGCGTGCCGGCCTTGAGTGCGATGACGCACTGGCAAGATCGAACAGTGAAGTTTGAAGTGCCAGCATTTGCCGGGCCAGAGAACGGTGCGGAAGGATTGGCCGAGTTGTAATAACTCAGGACCAATGACCCCGTGTCGATATCGTCAAGGATCGCCTCGACCAGGTAGACCTGGCTGAATCCTGACGTCGTCGGCGGCGTGATCGTCAACGACACCGGGCTCTGCAACAGGCCCTGCTTCATGATGTTGTTGGCGTCGGTTCCGAGATCTCCGTACGCAACCTGATCTGTCGGATCCATCTCGAAGATGGACCCGACGTTCACGATCACCTGAAGCGATGCCGTGGGCGACGTTGGGATGCAACCGAGTCCGGCGACGAGCGTGCCGCTACCGAGTACGGCAAGGTTATGATATGCCTCCCCGACCATGTTGAACTTGTTGGTCGACAGGACGTCTGTGTCTTGCGGTAGCGCGCCGGGATAGACGATAACTCGATCCATCGTTGAACCTTTTTTTTGGCAAAGAAAAACCCCGCATCGACGAGCGTCGGCGGGGTGAAGAAGACTGGGAGTGTTGAGTTCTTAGTTGATTGCGACCCAAGCAGTTACGCCGGTCGGCTTCGTCTTATTGATCATGTCGTAGATCACTGGATCGGTGACGCCCGTCAGCGTGGTGTAGGATCCCGCATATTCGATCGTGCCGACGCCGTATCCGGCAGCGTCACCGTCATAGCCATCAACGTTAGGAACACCGCTACTCGTTCGACGGGTGACTTGTATGAAGACCTGACCCGGTAGCCCCATGTTGCCATAGCCGCCACGTCCGACGCCGTATCCCATCGAACCGTAGTTCGGGCTGTTGGCGACCTGGGCCGGCCCGCTATACGCCCCGGTGTCGTAGGTGTTCCATGGTTCGAATACCGCTGGCGCCGTACCCGTCAGCGTGGTGACGGCATTGATCATGCCTGCGCGCGTCACACGCTCTTGAAGAATGGTCGCACGGATAACAGCCCTGAATGCAGAGTCGGGTGCAGCGCCACGCTTGATGAAGTTGCCGAGATAGTCGTACGCAAAGATGTCTAGCCAGATGCCGTAGGCGGTGGATAGACGACCCTGCGCTCGAGTGTAACCGATGAGGTTGTAGATCCATGATCCACCATCAGAGATACCGCCCATGATGGCGTCTCTGAATGTCGCGGCGAACATGAACCATCCGCGTGGGATTAGTTTGCGGACGCGAGATAGGATATCCCCAGAGCTTCCGGTCGTCATGAGATGGTCATCACTCCGGCCTTGATGGTGAATGCCTTGATCTGTGCGTTACCGTCCGTCGTCAATCTGAAGGCGTTGATCGACGCTGGATCGCCAGTTGCTCCGTTGAGGAAGACGGCAGCGACATCTGTCACACCTGGGATCGCATAGGCCCATGGTAAGAGCTGAGACCACGGCAGTGACACGCCGAGGCCAAGGCTGTTGATATTGGTGGCTACGGCAGCGGCGACCTGGGCGACGACGGTTGGATGATCATACCCTGTTGCCGTGGTGATCTGCATCGATACGTTTGCGGTAATGATGGACGGAAGGAACACACCGCACATGATGCTAAGTGGGCGCACTGCCTGCGCGGCATTCGTAACCGTCAGCATGAAATCTGGCGACGGGTTGCCGGATCCATCGTCTGCGACAACGAAGAAATATCCGGGATGATACGAGCCGTCGTAGTTATATCCCTCGGTCAGCGTCCACTGGACGTTGACTTCGACACCGGTGATCGAGGAATTCAAACCATAGTAATCTCCACGGGAGAGCCCGAGGATATAGGATGCGAAGCGTGACTTGAGAGCGGAGTCCTGCTCGAAGTTCGTACCATTCGTGAACGCGGCCACGTTGCTGACTGTATCAATACCAGTGATGGGCGAAGTCATCGTGGCAATGGCGCCAGAAGCAACGTTGCCGGCAGCTCCGGCGACGGCGGCCTGGACCGGCACGACAATGGACGCCACCGACGAAGGTAGCGTGTAGCCGGGTCCAACAGCCGTTACCGAGTAGGTCGCGAATGTGGTGTTCGCGATCACAGCAAAATTTTGCGCGCCGTCACCGGTCTGGATCGTGGCGCCGACGGGGATGAAGCAAGAGGTCGGGCCGGCAGTGAATCGGGAGAAGGTCACCTGGCCGGTTGCGAACTCTGCTCCGAGTCTCGGACTTCCACCTGGTAAAACGGCCGTCTGACTGCCGGGGATGATCGGCATGAAATCAGCGGTGAAGGTATCGACGTCGGTGCCGCTCGAGGTAGACAGGCGCGTAGCCTTCAAGACCTGCAACAGCATTGCCTGGAACCACAGGAAGAGTCCCGCGAACCCTTCCACGATTGCGCGCAGCGTCGAGCCTTGGGAGAAATTGATGAGCTTGCTGGCTCGTCCTTGAATGCCCGATATCGTGTTAGAGACGATCGTGTCGAAGCTTTGGGTAGGTAGCGTGGCCATTTATTCCCCGCCCTTTAAGACGTGATAGTGAAACTGACGGAGACGCCTGTAGCGGCATCCCAGTATTGGATGCTGATGGTGACCAGGTCTGGCTGATTGGGTGATGCTGCGACGCTGATCTGAGCCGGCGGCGACGGAGCAACTGATGCTTCGAGCGCGAGCTGAGAAGAACAGACGGCCAGGATATCGGAGACCGACAAGACCGATCCGATCTTCTGCGGCAGGCCGGCGCCGTAATCCGGATGCCAGACGTAACCGTTCACCGCGGTGAACAGTCGGCGCTCGAGGCGTTGACGAACTTCGTCATCCCCATCGACAACCAATAGGTCTCCCGTGGCGTCGACTTCGAAGTCGGCACCCCATTCCAAAGAAACGTCAGCCATGTCACCAACCGGTTGTTGCGTCGTAGGCGATGACCGACGAGATTGTTGTGAGAGCGTTGACCGCTGCGGTCTTGACGCCGAGCGCCAGCGTGGTTGCGTTGATCTGCTCCTGCGCAGCCAAGAGCACCGCGAACAGGTCAGCCACCGTGAATGCCTGGAAGCTCGTGGCTCCGATCGGACTCAAGGTCACGCCGCTCAAGGCGGTTGGACCTGTGTACGACGCTGCTACACCAGAGATGCCAGCGATGCCTCCGACGCCGCCCCCGAAACCCGCACCCGCTACTGTGGTGTACGGACTCGTCAGGCCCTCGCCAAGAGCGTCTTCACCTGCTTGAACGATCGTGTTACCGGCCGCGGCGTTCGCGTTGATTATGCCGGCCAGAGCGTTGACGTCGCCAGCCGCTACGTTCAACTCGTTGTTGACACCAGCTACGACATTGTTGTTGACACCAGCTACGACATTGCCGTTGACCCCACCGACGACGTTGCTGTTGATGGAGCTGACCAAGGCAGCAATGGCAGCCGCCACGTCGGCGTTCACGGCTGCCAGCGCCGACATCACGTTGTTGTTGTTCTGGACGCTGGCAGGATCGGTCGGATTGACGTTGAAGATAAATGTTCCGAGAGATGTGGCTACCGATACGGGGGCCTCGCTCTGGATCAGGAAGATGCTCTTGAGCAGGCTAAGTTTGACGGCCTGTGCTTGCGCGAGCGTAAGAGGCAACGCCTCCGCGGATGCTCCTGTCATCCACTGATTGATGTAAGTCTGGTATGGCGACGGGTCGGCGAACTCCTCCGGCAAGGGGATACGATCATTAAAGATGATCTTTCCGATCCCCGTGCCGCCGTCCCACTCCACGAAATTGACGTTGGATGCGAGCGAGTTTGCTGTAATGGGTTGGGTCAAACCGAACAGACGGACTGTCGATTTGACCCTATCGAGTTGAAACGCGAGAGGGGTAGTGGTCATGCTGGCACCGAGAAGGGTGGGATTGCTGGAGGTGCAGACGGCGGGCTGACCGAGTCGTCAGATACGCTGCCGCCACCCTGCGCAGCTACAAGCGAGCCGGCATCGACACCGAGGATGTTGCCCGCGGCAAATTCAGCATTTCCGCCGGCACTGATGCCAGCGTCCTTGCCTGCGACGACGGTGAAGTTGCCGCCAGCCGTGAAGTGAATGTCCTTGGACGCCTTGACCGCAAAGCTGTTGCAAACCAACGTCGCATTGCCGGCGCCATCGAAGGTGATTGTCGCGCCGTTGCCGTCGGTCCACATGATGGAGCCGTCGTTCTTCAGGTAGATCTGCTGGCCGGTACCACCCTGCCCACCAGACGCGGACTCTGGGCCGCCGCCAGACTTCTGGAATGAAGTCCAGATGACCGTCTCACCTGACTGAACCTCGGGAGGTTTCTGATCATCGGAGTGAACGCGCTGAACGATCTTGCCGGACTCGAAGTCACCTTCTTGGAAGCGGACAACGACCTGGTCGCCGGTCGCCTTGCCATCGCCTGGTGTCAGTCCGGTAGCGATACCAAAACCGTTACCGATGTGCCCCGTCTCGATCGGAAGCCAACCCGACTCCTGGCCTTCTGGTTGGAGCGTGACCTTGGCGAGATGCAGCTTCGGATCGTAGCTCGTGACCATGGCGTGGCGTTCAGAGTATCGCGACGCCCACCAGCGTTCGATCACGCCAAGGATCTTGTTGTCGTAATCGCTCATGATGCCGTTCTGCCGGTCTTTGCCGAGCGCGCCGTGATGTGTGTAAGATGACCCGACATCCCGAAGTCGTGCTGCACTGTGTCGATCTCGAAGCTCTGATCGAAGAAGTCAGTTCCGGATAGCGAAAGGCTCATACCAGCTTGCACTGTCGGGTCGCCTACGACGGTTGCCGTCACAGTGAATTCATGTCGAGCCAGCTCATTCGCTCGCGACTTGGCGTGCTGCGTGACGTGATCCATCTCGCTGTTCGGGATGTTGTAGGTGTATGGCTTCGGTCCACCTGGACCAGGAACGTTGGTCGTGTACGAGAACACTTCCTTCTTCTTCGGGTGCCAAGACTTCACGGTCGCCGTGATTCCCTTGCCAGCCTGGATGTTTCTCCGAACGACTAACTGCACGCAGTCAGATGAGATCGGCTGCACATCCTGATTGACCATGATCGAATAGGAACCGACCGACGTGCCGATCGGCGCATAGTTGAAGTTACCATTCGGATCGACCCACCACTTGTTGCCGTCGAACTGCGCAAGCTTGTGGATGGCATAGGCGAGAGTCACGTTGTCAGTTAGGTGAACGTAGTCTTGCTGCAATTGCTTGCCGGCCATCAACGAGGAGGCCGTTACGTTGCCGCTCAACCCGACGCGCCCCGCGAGGGTAGTCACGATGTCGCTTGGCTTTTGGTTGAGAAACTTCTCTGACGTCTTAGTGTCGTGAAGCTTGGCCGACTTGTCTCGACCTGAGAATTGAATGATGCGTTGGATGAAGTCGTAGCTTACGGAGTCGAGTTCTCCGGTGACTAGGGTTGCGGTCTGACCGCGCGTCGTGCAGGAGATGCTCGCCTGGTTGTCTCCGAGATTGGAGAGCGCTTCGGATGCACCAGGATACGACATCGGGATCGCGCCAGAGAACGACGAGCTGTGGCGCTTGGCTTGTTGTGAAACAGATCCGTGCTCGATCGGGAGCGACGACCCATTGACTATCAGCTCCGCGTGATGCGGACCCCATCCAGATGTGATAGCCATCTTAGAAGCCGAGTATCCCGGTCTGAACTCCGCTCGGAAGAATGGGGGGGATCAGGATCGTTTCCTGGGCAATGATCCACGGATCGGTCATGCCATTGAGCTGCGCGATAGCAACCCACTGCAGAGGATCGCCCGTCTCCATCATCGCGATACGAAACAGATTCGTAGATGAGACTCGCAACACCTTCGCTGGGATCGTGGCGGCAATGAATTCTGCTGCCATTATAGTTGATCCAGGTTGGATGCGACTCGGCCGACGACGCCGCGCGAGAACGACAGGTTGTTTTGATCTACGGCAGCGCAGACGACGGCATCGAAACCGGAGACAATGCTTTTGGGATCCACAGGAGCTACCCACGTATCGAGTGTGTTGGTGGCTGTCAGGGCAGTCTGAATGTCGTTGACGAGGTTGCCGGCGTTGAGCTGCATCGCCTTAATTGTTGCGAATGGAGCGTTGTTGATAGGTGTCGCGGCAGCCACCTGGGCCTGAAGGAACGCCAGCTCTGACGTGATGTTGGATGGAATTGTCATCATTAACCCAGTGAGCTGACGGCGGAAGAGAGATCGGATGCGATCATCGAGTCGATTGACGATGCGATGCCGCCAAGGATACCGAGAGCGGGGTTCTGATAGACGGTGCAGGAGATCGAATACTCCACCCATACAGGCATGCGTCTTACGTGATAGATGAAGTTGTCGATGATCACGGATCGAAATTGTCCGCCCCATGTCAACGGAATTACCTGGCCCGCGGCACGCATGCCGTCGAGCGCCAATGCGTTTGAATAGGAATTGTTGCCAAAGAACTCTCCCGACCAAACCACGTTGGCTTCGTCTGGGCCCAGCGTATCGATGACGCGGCTGCCACCAGGAAGTTTGTGGACGACCATCGCCTGGTTTCCGCCGCCCATCATCTTGTTTGGTGTGGAGAATCCGTCGAAGGAAATCCCGCCGAGCGTTAGAATGTCGGCCATTGCAATCCTAACCTAGTGACAGTATGTTGTTGATGGTTTGGGGACAGGTCCATTACTTATCTGCCAGAAATGGCCAAACATTCGGTGCCCTGTCCCCAAACTACTTGTCTGAGTGCTGGGCGACACCACCCTGATGCTCGCTGAGTCCATCGAAGGCTGGTGCTTGACCGTCGAAGGAGTTTGCGCCGATGTTCATTAGGACTCGTCCAAGGACTGAGCCATCGATCGCAAAACTGATTGCAAGAGGAGTTGGCGGCGGTGGTGCTCTCCTGGATGGGTCGTTCTTGTCTCCAGGCTCTGGCGCACGCTTCAGGAGGTTGCGTAGTTCTTCAGCTACCTCAGGAGTGTGTTTGGAAGACAGGTTGCCATTCATGTATTGCTCGGCTACGCCGCCGACGCCGCCTATGACTCCGCCAGCTACAGCACCTGCCAGCGTGCCTACACCTGGGATGACAGATCCACCGAGCGCTCCGATACCAGCGCCCTCTAAAACTCTCGCACCAATCGTGGCGCCGACGGGCCCTTTACCTTCAGCCCCCGGAACAAGATTGCGTAGTCCTTCGATGACGCTCTTAAAATTACCCAGAGCTATATTGACTGCCGGGAGTGTCGACTTGGCCAAGTCCATCATAGTGATGTTGAAGTCGGCGATGGCCGTTCTGGCATCCTGAACCGTAGATCCCTCGAGATACTTCTGGGAGAATGTGGAGTATCTGTTGGCGAACTCCGGAGAGTCCTTTTCACGCTTGAGATTTTGTACCTGTTCGCGCACAGCCGGATCCGCCAGCATAGCAAAGCCGCCACCCCCCTGTGCGCCGAACAACGCACGCTCATAGGCCGCACGCTTCTCGACAGGGATGGACGCGGCTTTCCCGCCAGCGATGTCCAACATCTTGAACAGGTCAGGCTTATTGTCTGTGAACCAGGTCGGTTTGTGTTGTTTGTCTACAAGACCGAACGCCTTCAGCGCCTCTTCGTGCTTCTTGAATGCGATCTTCGACATCATCGAAGTACCCGGCATAGAACGGATCGCCATCTCGCGGAGCCACGTACCGGACTTGGTATTCGTTGCGCCGGCGCGCGTCAGTGCTGTGCCGAGCAGCAGGGTATCCATCGGGTCGATTTCAAGACCAGACTGTAGGAGTGGTACTGCGTACGATGCAGCTCGCTCCATCGATCCGAGAGAAGACGGGTTAGCTGTCGACAGGAAGGCGAACGCCGGAGCCAGCTTCTTGATAGCTTCCGGAGAATACTGCTTGGTCATATGCGCTAGACCGATCAGAGCCCGCATCGACTCTTCTGGACTCTCTCCCTTCAGTCGCGACTCTATCGTTGCCGCGCGCAGCATCTCCGGCAGCACGTCAAGACCGCCGCCAGGAGTACCCTGAAACATCCTGATTTCTTGCTTGGCTGACTCCGAAATGTCTTTCAGGCCGTATCCGGACTCGAGCATGGAGTCCTGAAGTATCTTGCGGAATTTACCGCGGTTCTCTTCGTTCTGCTCTTTGCCGGAATGATAGATGAGCTGGAAGACGGCGTCCTCCATCTCTGCTGCTTCATAGATGCCGTAGCCCAAGGCACCAGCTCCAGCCATAGCCGCTCCGCCGGTACGGATGTGCCCGCCACCAGGGATCGGAGCGCCTGGACCAGAGATATGAGAACCACCACCGAGCCAACCTGGACGACCGCGGCGACCGCGGGCAGCAGCGCCACCGGCCCCGACCGCACCAGCTCCACCTCCACCGGCAGCCGAAGCCCTAGTAGCTCCTCCGATAGCCGTGCGTGCAAGTCTGGCATTGGTGGCCACGTCACCCCAAGCCTTCGCTAATGCTCCTGTCTCTGCCGTGGCGCTACCGAGGCTAACCGCAGAGAACGACTTGCCAATGAGGGCAAGACTTTCGCTCGCCTTAGCTACTGCTCTGTTGAGCGCACGTACCTGCTTCAGGATCTCAGCGAGAGCCGGCGAGGCTTCGTTGATGATCTTGAATACGGCTCCGACTTCGAATGTGGTGATCATGGCTTGCCCATCAGTAGCGACACAGCCAGTTCACCGAACATCTTCTCGGCGTAAGGAAGTGCCTCTGTCATTGCGATTTCGCACACTGGTCGCGGTGGAATGCTGTGCGTTCCATTAACGGTGCCGACCTCTTGCCAGAGTGCTTTTAGCTCCGGAGATCCGACGATGAGCGAGAGTGCTGGGACATCGACTTCCTTCTTGTAGGAGTCCGCCATCTCTCCGGTCCGCTTCAGCGGCGACGGCACGGGAAAGCCCTTACTTGTCTTGTCGTCGATTGTAGCTTCGGCGAGTTGTTCCCATCCTGTCTGGTAATGGCCGGGTATCTCGTGCGCCCTGATCTCGGTGATGGTGCCTACTTTTTCCAATCCCATCCCAAGCCTCGGCACCACCGTCTTCAGTGATGCCGCCAAGGTGGCTTCGAGTTGAGCTAGAGACATCATCTTCTTGGGAACCACTTCATGTTGCCCCAGTCGTACTCACCGCCGTTATTTTCTCCGTCCGCTATTATCCAAGCGAGAACGAAGTCATCATCGGCGGCGAAGGCAGCATCGAAGGGAATGTTTCCGCTACAGGCAGCGACCCGCAATTTGAACGCGGGCCGCTTACTTAGTTTTTTGATGCGTCGACCGAGCTGTCTTGTTCGCCTAGTTTCTTGAGTGCTTCACCGACGGCAGCGATGCCATCGAAGTCTAGTTGCTGGATCAGAAATTCGATCTCGGCCTCAGATGAAGGAGGGGCAACGTGGGTCGCGTCGATCTTCTTGACCGACGAAACGAGGACGGCGAGATCCATACTGGCCGGGTTGCTCGAGTTCACACCCATAGCTTTGGTCAAGCGATAAAACTGCAAAGCGTTGAGCCTGTTAACCGTAATCAACCGCCCTCGAGAATCAGTGGCTGATGCCGTGTCAAGCATTTTTGTTAGCGTTTCGGTTGCAGTCTCGGTAGAATTCGCTTTGGTCATGACGGTCCTATGCTGTACGGGTGAGTGAACGGAGGAACTGAAAAATGGCAGTAACGGTGAGCACCCCGGCTGGAGACGGAAGCTTCGTCACGCGGAAGTTGAAGTTGTGGGAGCGCATATCCTCGGCGGGGCGCGTCGTGTGCGTTGCCACTGCCGTTGTTTTCTGGTGCGTCTGGATGTATTTTGTTGAGCAGCCGTGGTGGAATTGGAGCGAGCGATGGCTCGAATTCCTGCTCGGCTTCTTCGTCTATTGGCTGGTGATGAGGACAGTTCTGCTCGGGTTATTCCCGCGCAAATTCCCTACGGCGCCATCGTCGCCGGATCAAACGCCGTTGCCGCCGTCGGGCTCGCATTATCTCTAGCCGCGAAGCCAGCCTTGCGCCGCGCAAGCTCTCTGCCCCAACCCGCCTCAAAGCTCTCATGCGTCTGTTGACCGTGCATCCCAGGATACGGATTGCCTGAGATATTCGTCATGGCGTGATTGGTATAGAAACCCAGACCCTGCTGGTGCATCATGTACAGTTCGGTGTCGGTCGGATCTCTACCGAAATGAGATTTGAACTGCGCGCGGTTAGCATCGAACATCCGAGCAGCACCCATCGCGTTGTCGTGCGCCGAGTAGATGTTACCGCCATCTCCGAACCGATCCCATTCATTGTGACCGACCTGGTAGAGACCCTTGTACTGGGTCGAGCGATTGGCGTTGCTCGACGGGTTCATCGAACTCTCGATCGAGGCAATCCCGCGCATGGTGTTGACGTCAAGGTTGTGAGCCTTGGAAGCATCAACGATCGCCTGGTCGGTCTCTGCAGTCCCTTGACGGAACGTAGAGCTTGGACCGCTCGACGGTGCGTACTCTTTGCCGGGCGCGTGATGATGACCGTATCGAATGCTGTTGTGCTTGTGATCTTCCGGAGTTGGATCCGGATGATGAACTCCACCACCGTGATGACCACCGAGGTGACTGCTCTCGCCCTGCCCTGCTCTACCTTCCGGCGTGTAGCCATCGAGATCTGGAGTGAACTGGTCGACGTCGTCACCGCGATCCATGGTAATGACGCCGACCTTCATTCCGCTACAGGTGATGACTCCGATTTGCATTACGCAATCGTTACCTTATCCGACGCCATAGCCTCGAGCGAGAGGCTGACAACCTTGTCGCGGCTGATGTCGCCGTGGCTGTTCAGAAACACCACGAGGTTGGTGTACTGATATCGGCTGACGGTGCCGTCGGGGTTGTTGATCGTTTCGTTCAGGTAGCCAGGCGCCATGACGTTGCCGGCGTTGAAGTTCGTACTGAACGTCACCATCAGATCTTCGAGCACAGATCCGTTGCGCGTGATGGTGAAGTCGATCTTGTAGCCGTCGGGAACGTAGCCGAACCGAGGCAACTGATTGTACGGCGAAGATTTGATGTCGTGCTTGAGCGCGGTGATCTTGACGTCTTGAACGTCACCGAGAGTAATCAGACTCCCCGAGTTCGAGTCGTAGTAGGTGATCGAATAATCGACGCCTACGTTCATTCCATTGACGGGCATTTAGGCATCTCCAAAGAAAAAGCCCGCCGTGTTAGGGCGGGCTCTGAAAGGCTGATTGGGGTGAAGGATTACGAGGTTGCGGTAGCCGTGTTCGCCGTGGCCGCGAACTGCGACGGCGTCGGCTGCGTGCTCTGAACGGTTACGGTGACATTGCCGCCGCCCTGGAATTTCACCACGAAGTATCGGATGACGTTCAGGTAGCGAACCTGCCAATAGAGGAACAGGTAACCGAGAGCCTGCAGGCTCGGCGGGTTGTTATTGAGATCGCACTGGACCACCCACGGCTTGTCGATGATGCCTTGGCCGTTGATGCCGATACCAACCTGCGAAGATGCAAGCTGTGCCGACAGCCCGTCGAACAGGGACTTGGCATTGGAGCGAGTCTGATCGTTCGGCTGGATCGACTGCAACTGACCGACGAATGACCCTGCCGCCTTCGACTGAGAAGTACGGATCAGGAAGTTCGTCATGCGGGTGTACTCGATACCGTTCGCCGCGGTGTTCGAGCTGGCGTTGCGGCCGGTAGCGAACGAGTAGTAATAGCCACCGGGTGAAGAGTTCGGCGACAGGATCGTATCGATGCCGCCTGTGTTGATCAGAGACAGCTCAGTGTCGCTGTAAGTCTGACCAAGCGTCGCACGCTGCGTCGAGGAGATGCCCTGCAGCGGCTTGTTCAGCGGGGACTCCTGCGGGGACAGATTACCGATGATCCCGAGACCAATGGCCGAGGAATTGATCAGTCGCGTCTGACCGTTGTAGCTGTCGTACCACGACGGATAGTCGCCGAGGATGAACCAGAACCACGGGCTGTCGACGCCGGCATTGATGCGGGTATTGAGACAGTTCTGGATCGTGTCACCTGACGGCGAAGCGAACACCGGAAGCATCGTCTCGCTCAAGCCGAAGGATACGATCGCCGCATAGTCCGCGATGGTCGAGAGATCGCAGAGAGTGAAGCCGTCGCAGTTCGAATTGCGGAGAGCATACATGCCCTTGCGAGGCACGATGTCCTGACCCATCAAGGTGGCATCGGTGACGCCGGCAGCGCCATCCGTACCTCCAGAGAGAACCAGCGGAGACGACAGCGTCGGGATTGCGACACCGGTTCCTACCGATGCGATCACATAGGCGGACGGACCGTGATACGGCGTGCCGTTGTTGATCGCGTTGGTCAGGTTGGTCCAGAAGGTGTTGCCAGTGCCGACGCCGCCCGTGAAGGCTGCACCGGAAATCACCAAGGTCGTCGATGACTTGGCGAGGGTCAGCGAGTTGCCGGCCGCGCCAACCACCTGGTTGATGTTGGCGGTCAACGTAACGATGCTTCCCTGCACCGACTGGTTGACCTTGATCAGGTTGGAGTCGGTCGAAGCCGACAAGAACGAGATCAGGTTAGCGATCGTGATTGCCTGGGTCGCACCGATCTGCACCTGATTGCCCGTCGGAGTCGCGGTCACGAAGGTGACGACGGTGCCGGCGATCGTCACGGTGTCGGAGTTCGCCGGGTTCCCGGTGAAGGAGACGGTGGCGGTCGCGGGAGTTGCGGCTGCAATGTTGTTGAACTGCTCCGGAACCATGCCGGGGAATACGACGACAGCCATATAGGTGTTGGCCATCGTGCCGTTCTGGATCGAGAACTGGATCTTGTTGCCGAGGACGCCGCTGTACTTGCCAGAGATCGTCATACAAGCAGCGCCGCCAGCGGAGCCGCCGGTCAGCGTGGCGCCAGACAGCGTGATCGAGGTCGAAGACTTGGCGAGCGTCAGTGCGTTGCCGGCGGTGCCCGAGGTCACGGCCACCAGGTTCAGTACGAAGCCCTGCAGCGCGTAGGCGAACTTCACCAACTGGCTGTCGGCAGATGCCTGCAGCATCGTGATCAGGTTCTGAAGGGTCAAGGCAAGGTTGTTGCCGATGTTGACCTGGAGAGCCGACGCACCGGAAGCAACGAACGTGACAATGCTTCCGTTGATCGTCAGGGTGTCGTTGACGGATGGATTGGTCGTGAAGGCCGCAGAACCAACCGCGAAGGCAGCGCCGGACTGGATCTGCGAGAACGCAGCGGTATCCGTGCCGTCCGAGACGCGAACGCCCAGGAAGCCGATCGCCCCGCCGACCTGGCTGGCTGCCGACAAATAGGACGAGATGTCGTACGGACGGATGACGGGCGGCCCGATGTTCAGCGCAGCATCCTGCGGCTTACTCATCGGGATCAGAGC